CCCGCCCTTTAGGGCGGGGAGGATGTCAATTGGTTAATCTCTTCTCCAATGCTTGTGCTGCACGCTTAACGATCTGATTCCAGTTTTGAGCAGCCAATCGAGCGAAACCGTAACGACGCTCCATATATTGTGCGTAGTTAGCAGCCCATCCGAAATAAACCGAATCACCTAGCTTTGCTTGATTAATTATAATCAATGAAGCGGTCGGACTCCATTTATACGTACCCTCACCCGTCGGTAGTGCTTCACCGCTTGGTAGCTTGTTTAGTGCTGCATCACCTGTCGCCCGTAAGAATCCAGTGTCAACAGGCATATTACCGCCTTTGCCTCGCTCTTTTTGAGCTTCACTGATAGTGTCTTGAATAGACTGCTTATAAACAGCCTCCATTCTGTCATTAGACTTAGCCACAAACGCGCCAACCTGATCAGCAAAAGCCTTGCTCATTAACTAAAACCCTCAATCTTCTTTTGCTTGCCGATAAAATCAATCGTGTATTCAGCTCGGCAGCGACAGTTGATAACGAATGAAGCATCAGCCCCCATACTTGTATCACCTGGGTACATAACCATGTTGCCGGTTGGCGAAACAAACGGTTGATTAAACGGAATAGGATTTTTATTTCCAAAGTCGCGCTCCATTACATTATGTTCTATTCGTGTTCTTGAATCGTTCGTGGCGTTCCAGACCTTCATTACATCGGAAGGATCAACACCACCACGAACAGCCGCCTGCCTAATCGCTTCAAACTGCCCAGAACGCAACGCATTAAGGCTTTCAGTTCTTGCAATGTTATCCCCGCGATACTTTAGAACACGCTGTTGTAAGCGCGTAACAGCCGCGTCAATGGTTGCTTGATCTAGTGGCTCGTCATTCTCAATAGCCCGTCTGATTCGAGCGTCTAGACGTTTGTCGCGTAGCTTTCGATCAAAGTAACGAGCATCAAGGTTTTCTAATTCTTCACGCGCATTAATCGTCCATTGCGTTTGTTGATTGGTTAGACCAATTGAGCCACCTTCGCGCTTCTTAGTTTGTGGATTGATTCTACCTACTAAATCTAAGGCAGTTGTTCGTGGATTATCACCACGAGCTAACCCTGCGTTTAAGGTGGTTCTAACCGCTTCCCGTTGGTCGTTAGTGATCTCAATAATGAGTGTGCTAGATAACGTAGAAAGCCATTGTACCGCCTCTTGTGAAGTCATGGAGAAACGAGGCGTGATAGTACCTGTTTCAATCGGTATTGTTCCAATCTGATCAACACCTGTTAGGCCACCCGTACGATAAGCTTGTCTGATAGCTTCCTCAAGCGGCTCAAAGACAGCTTCATCAAGTTGTAGCAACTCAATAACACCATCAACATTACCAACCTCAAGCAATCTTACAATCTCTTGGATGGTCGCTTGATCTTTTACTGATTGGATAGAATCACGAAAAGCCCGCAATATACGAGCCTCTTCTGTGGTTTGGATTGATAACAAGGCCGCCATGTTTTACGCCTTCACAAACAAACGCCAAGCCACAACCGTTCCGGCTGCTGGGATTTGCTGCACTTCAATGATTTGGCGACGCTTGCCGCTCACTAAGATTTCACCATCAAGTGTAGGAGCCACATCAAAAGACTTGAGCGTAACCTGAATGTCAGAACCACTAATATAACCGTCTTTGATGTATTTTTGCTCAACACCTTTCGCCACACCATCAACAGAATGCTCGGTTTCAGGATCGACAACAGGATCATAAGCGGGGCCGCTTGTAGCGCCAGGCTTGTAATAAGTGAAAGGTCCTTGCGTGTAAGCTGTTAGAAGCCTGGCCGCTGTGTCTTGCATTCTTTCATATAGATTAGCCACGTGTTCTTCCAAACTCCCATTTTCTAGCGCCACCGATAAGCTTAGACATAATAGCCTGCACTTTTTGACTCAACTGAGCAGCGCCTGAATTATCTTGATACGTCACCGACACAGCACCAAATACAGTTTCCTGCTTAACGTCTTGAGATCGAACACTGTTCGGGTCTGCCCCTTGGTCAATATCAATAGCCAATTGAAGCTGCAACTCCTCAACCAGCATAGGAACCGTGTTCTCGTCTTGCAACACACCATCAAGGTAGAACCCTTTTCTCGGCCATTGTAGCGACTGATTCGGGTCGGTCTTTTCGCCTTGGTAGTCTTGCAACTCTACCCAATCAAGCGCATTAGTCAGCAATACGGACTCTGATCCGCTTAGCGTTACGCCTCTAGCCGCTGCATAGTTTGTAAGGTCTAGCTCTGTTACATATCCAATCATAATGCCGCCATAATCTTGTTATATAAATCATCTATGCTTGCAAGTGTATCACTGTTGAACAAGCTGACACCCAAAAGACCATTCGCTGTTGAATTAATGGAAATCATATCGCCTCACCAAATTCATAAGTCACGCCAACACTCGCCGCGCCTCCGTTGTCTCTGTGCATGGCAAAGATAAAATAATCGCCGGGGCTTTGGTAGATTTCTGTCCTGCCTTCGAAAAGCGCACTTGTAGCATAGGTAGAGTTGGCGGATATTTGAGCACTAAAGACTAATTGAGCTTTGCTTGTATCAAAATCAATCGGTGTGCCACTTAGCGCCGAGCCATCTGCGTTTAAATCATAAGTAACATACTCTAGTCTTCCGTCCCCATAATCTGCATAAGCCTGATCGTTAAGCGTTATAGCTGTGTCATCTCGTGTTGCATAGACAGTGACAATAGACCGCTCATTTGAGTATGCACTCGCCAACAAAGCAAGCACATCACGAGTATTAATAACCCCGCCTATGTCTCGCTTGTTATGCACGACTAATACAGGCGTGTTGTACTGGTTCGGCCCCGGAATAGATATTGTTCGTGCGTTTGAAGGCGGAGCTATTGAGCCATAGGTTTTGCCGTTGTTCTTACCGCCTTCGCTCGTTACATCAACACAGCCGATTCTAATTTGTACAGGATCGCCTTGGTTAATACACTCAAACGACACTGGTAGTGCTGGGTTATACATGGAAAGGTTTTCTAGCTTGCCAAGATACTCAATGACTAGAACGGGCTGCAAGTTGATGTAAAACAGATAGTTACCAACACCGCGCCATTGAAATTGGATGTCAAAGGTGTTTCCTTTCTCTAGGTCTATTCCAGTCGTGTCAATCGGGTATTCGTTGTCAGTTGTTACGCCGCTTATTGTCGTGCGAATAACACCATATAGGCCATCTGATTTAAGGCGGAAAAACACGCCCGATTCCTCATAGAACAGGCCGAAATTACGCTCACCTAGTGCAGTTGGGTTAGGCAAAAATCCAGCAGTGGAATATAGGTGGCCACGGTTTGGCTCATAACGTGGGAAACGATAAGAAGATACCCTAACCTTCTGGTTCAGGTTGTTGCTAGCAAACGTACCTTCGCCATCTATTGACTGCCCCAAAATGATTGCAGGCTGTTCAACATCGTCTAGTAACTCTTTCCATGTTTGCGGAGGAATTGAGAAAGTAAACATGCCGTGGAACACTGAATTATCGAGTGTTACCTTTTGCCTGCCCCATGCGTCTAGATTGATTCCTGATCCTAAGCCTGCGCCGTTATCAACTTTGAACCTACGCTCGCCAACGTTGTTATCATTGGTGAACATGTCGGACATTATGATTTGTTTAGTTGATGCTTTAGTGCTTGGCATGATTAAGCCTCTGGTTTTTCAGCCTTCTTAGCTGTTTTTTTTACAGGTTTTTTAGCCTCTGCTGGCTTGAATTTAATATCAATAATACGCTTTCCATCAGCAATGTGCTTAGCTTTTTCTTCTGCACTCACTGGATGCTTTAAGTATACAACGTCTTTTGTGTTTTTCATTACCATTACCCCATACAAAAAAAGGGGCCGAAGCCCCTTATTAAAAGCTGCTTACTGTGAAATAAGCATAACACCTGCGGTGTCTTTAGTATCGCTAGCGATCAAATCCCAGTTTGTGCCAGTCGCAAGCTCGGCATCAGTCGGAGATTTGCCGCCGTTAGTGGTATCCCAGGCGTAACCTTTAAGGCCAATAGTGAATGAGCTTTCACCCTTCCAAACTGTACCCATGTTTTCTTGATCAGCTTTCGGCTGAGTCATGGTCAATAACGGCTGAGTTTCAACCATTGCCGCACCTGGAACAAGACCAACAGTGTTGTATTTATCTGGTGCACCTGCTGTTAATAGGGCTGGCGCATCGGTAACAACATAACGACGACCTAGACCGTCCTGCATAACACGGATATTACCAACATTAAAAAGCTGGCTTGTGTTAGTGATTGCCTCATTGGTTAGGTCAGTGAATACTTTAGAGTGCATCAACCAAGCCGCTAGACTCATTTGACGATCACCGAACTTACCTGCTGCTGTATTAAGCTCAACAAGTTTAGCTGTACCAGTTGCAGAGTAATCATTAACAAGTGATGCTTGGTTCCCAATCGCTGCAACAAGTGAAGCCGCTGCTGTATTCAGATAATCCTGAATCATAGCCTCTGCTGCTTGCTCACCAATAATTAAGCCCGCCTCTTCTTCATTCTTAAGAAGTCGAGCAAACTGCTCAATAGTCCATTCTACTGGACCAATAGACTGGTCAACTTTTACAGCAACGTCTTTAAGCTGTTGCAATGCTTTGGTCGCTAGAGCACCAGAGCCGTAAGCATCACGACGCGAAACTAGCGCGGAAATAGCTTTGTAGCTTGCCTCTTCTACATAGTCGCCTAGCGTAGACTGAGAGCCTAGCAACAGAGCGCCACCTGACGCTTGATTAAAAGTATTCAAGTATTGAGCTACTGTTTCAGTCGCTACAGCCTGAGTTTGTTGATTGAAATCAATCATGTCTGAAGTTGCCATGAGTTATTCACCTCTTTGTTGGCGGAAATATTCGAGCTTGTCTGCCTTGCTCATTTTAGAAAGGTCTGTACCACTGTTAGCCCCGCCAACTTTCGGTTTCGCGGCCCCACCGCTTGATTTAGTACCATCTAACAGGCTATCGAATCGCCCACTAGATTCTAATTCTTTTTTAAGGTCTGCCATTGTTGAAACGGTAGGCTTACCTTCGTCTGACAGTACAATCAGCTTACCTTCTTCATTGAAGTCTAAACGCCGTTGGATAAACTCACTTAATAGCTCAGCATTTGAACCGCTTGCCATTTGAGTGGCTAAACGCATGGCCTCACCGTTGCGTTTCTCGCTTCGAATTGACTGATTAAGACCGTTGTATTTTTCTTCGATCTCTTTGCGCTTGGTCTCGCTCGACTCAAACAACGACTTAAAGTCGTTTTCCTGTTTAGCTCGTTCTTCCGCTTCACGCATTGCTCGCTGTTCAGCTTCTTTAGCTTTTTGAGCTACCGTTTTTTTCTCACCCAGCAATTCATCCACTTTAGCTTTTAGCCCTGCTGTTTCTTTTTCCAGCATCGCCTTAACTTCTGCCTCTGAATAGCTTTTCACTTCAACGCCAGGTGCTCCAACGTCTTGCGGTTTATCTTCTG